CCTTGGTTCAGATTAGATTGTGACGATCAGAAAAAGGAATCAATTTTAAAGATAAAAATAGAAGGTTATTCAAAGTATTTTACTATTTTTATGATAATCTAAAAATTTTAATAAGATGAAAAAAATATTGATTGCGATTGATTATGACCCTACTGCACAGAAGGTTGCCGAGGAGGGGTTTGAATTGGCCAAAACAATGGGAGCTGCGGTTGTTTTACTACACGTAATTGCCGATCCGGTGTATTATTCTTCGACTGATTATTCCCCGATCATGGGGTTTACAGGTTATCTGGATTCGGGTCTTTTACAGCTCAGTACGATTGATGAGTTGAAAAAAGCTTCAATGCATTTTCTTGAAAAGACCAGGAGCCACCTCGGAGATCCGGATATTCAACTGATCGTCGAAGACGGAGATTTTGCCAAAACGATCCTTAAAACCGCCAGGCACTTGAAAGTCAGTACGATCGTAATGGGGTCGCATAGCCGTAAATGGCTCGAAAACATCGTGATGGGAAGTGTAACGAACGATGTTTTACATCATTCGACTATCCCGCTTTTCATCGTTCCGACAAAACACAGGAAATGAGAACGTTTCCGTTTTAATAATTGATTTATGACCTACGTTGACTATTATAAAGTTTTGGGGATTGATAAAACTGCTACGGCAAAGGACATTAAAGGTGCTTACCGTAAGCTGGCCCGAAAATTTCATCCCGATTTGAATCCTAACGATAAGGATGCAAAGACGAATTTTCAACAGATCAACGAGGCAAACGAAGTATTGAGTGATCCTGAGAAACGGAAAAAATACGATCAGTATGGAAATGACTGGCAACATGCAGAAGAATTTGAAAAACAACAAAGAGACCGGGAACAATCATTCAATGCCCGGGGCCAGAGGAATCAGGGGCCCCAATCTGAGAGTGATTTTTCCGATTTTTTTGAATCAATGTTTGGAGGGGCTTCCGGGGCAGGCCGTGGCAGGCAGGTGAAATACCGTGGGGAAGATTTTAATGCGGAGTTGCACCTTGAATTTATGGATGCCTGTAAAACACACAAACAGACATTGACAGTAAATGGGGCAAGCATCCGGATTACAATTCCTGCCGGAATCGAAAACGGGCAAACAATAAAAATTGCAGGACATGGCGGAGCAGGTATAAATGGGGGTCCCAATGGGAATCTGTTCATCACTTTTTCCATAGCCAACCACAATGTTTTCAAACGATTAGGCTTTGATTTATATGCGACTGTCGGGTTGGATTTGTTTACGGCAGTTCTGGGTGGTGAAATTACAATCGATACACTCGACGGAAAGGTAAAACTAAAGGTCGCTGCCGAAACCCAAAACGGGACCAAAATAAAGCTAAAAGGTAAGGGTGTCCCTGTTTACAAACGTGAAGGGGAATTTGGCGACCTGTTCATCACCTATATTGTCAAAATTCCAATAAACCTTACACCGAAGCAGAAGGAGCTGTTCACAGAACTTTCGAAATCATGATTTAATTGATAAGCCGAAACATTTAAGGGCAGTTCAAAATACGCACAATGTGATAATTACGCAAAACGTTGATAGACTATTATTTACCAACATTGATTTTATTTTCATTATGGGCAAATACCGGATAAACACTGGCGAAAAATACCCCTAAAACATTGTAAATGTTGGATATTACTGGTTTCGTATAGGAGGATTAATAAATGATAACAAAAGTGCTTGTATTGAAGCGTTATATGATAACACTCTGTTATCATCAATATATGCACTTTTCTTGGCAAAACAATGATAACAAAAGTGCTTGTATTGAACTGCCACAATTAAAGATTTTTGCGAAGGCTTTCATAGAGGTTTAAACGCTCAAATTCGCCCAAAATAATATCAATATCACCAATCATATCAACTGGAAAAGCTTCGAATTCGTAGGTTTGGGTATGATAATTGACAACTGGAACATCAATAATGTTTTCTGATACAAACTTCAACGACGATGTCTTGCCAAGTTTGCAACCTTCCAGTGCTTGCTGAATAAGTAAAAGGTAAAGAAACCGCTTCAGACCTTCGCTCTTTTGTTCTGAGATATTGGATGCATCCGGCATCTCATCAGTAATGATATGAAGTGTCATGGTTATCCGCCTTGGCTGTCTGATACCCAGTCCTTGCATCGAATAATCAATGAATATTGCAGGTACCTGGAAATATTCGTACAGCTCCGGCTCCAAGGGCTGCGAACGGTAAACATCCAGGAATGATATTGGGTTCAATCCTTGGTCGGTAAACTTTGAACTGTTGGATTCAAACAGGAGATAAATTTCAAGTAACGGTTGTAACATGGTTAACTATTAAAAGCTTCCTCGAAGCGGTTTATGATGTGTGTCATTAATTCTTTCTCCAATGCCTCGCTTTGGCCGATAAACGGACGTGCTGGTATATCTTGCTGGATGGTCCTGTTATAGGCCTTTACTGTGGTTTCCCCGGTTTTGACCCTGCCAAATTCTATTGCGGTACTTCTTTTTAGTTGCCTTCGGCTTGTAACGCCAAATTTGGTCAATGCCCTGGTGTGGCTCCTTACGCGTTGCCTGACCGGGCCTTTGAAGCCATCGTTATGGGCTTGTGCGTAAGGAACATCAGTCCCTATAATTACCCGGTCGCGATTGGCCACAACCTTACGGATACTTCGTTTTAACCTTCCGGTATCGACCAACAATGTTTGGCTGCGCTTTTTGCCCTGGCGTTTCCGCGACCTTGGTTTCCAGGGATCGCGGGTTGTTCCCAACCATGCCTGGTCCCTGAACCGTTCTTTGCTGAACTTTACGGCTATTGCCGCTATCTCGTTGGGCATACGATCGTAAGCCCTCGAAAGTGCCTGTATTCTATGAATGAAACCGCTTAAACCTATCACTTCGCTCATGTTTTATCTCAAATTAAAACGCTGACAGGTTCTGCGGACGCTGTCAGCGTTTTGGTTTACATTGTTGTTTCGGCCGACCTTACCACTCTCAAGAACATTTCGGTCATCCAACGTTCCAGCTCATCCTTGTTCATCCCATTGATGGCTTGCGATGCAGGGCTGAACCCTTTTACGAAGCTTTCGATGTTGATGACCGTGCTTTTGGTCTGGCTGCCGCTGCCTATGGTTTTTGCATCGGCGGCAGGTACCGGGCTCCCACCTGACTTTATAGTGTTGTCCCCAACCGGTACGCCAGCCATATCGCCGGTTGCGGCCAAACCTTCGGGCATTTGGGACCTCGCCAACCGTGCCTGTTTTGTAAGGTCCATCAACGTAGTAACCGCTGCACCGGAGTATGTATAATCTTGAAATCCTTGCCATTTTTTAGGGTTGATACTGTAGTCGATCCAATCGGCAGATTTAGTTCCAACGTTTTTATTGGCAGTCTCTTGATACACCTTCAGGTCGCTGCTTACTTTCCCCATCATGTCCTCAAATGCTTTATCTGACAATTTGGTGGGACTGGCAAGCCCTGGAAATTTGCTTAGGACATCGTTTGCCGCTTTGCTCTGGATTTTTCCCACTAATTTTTCCCCACTTGAAAAAAGTACCCCCAGCCCATCCATGGTATCAAGGACTCCCTGTAGGAATGTATTTTTCATTGGCAGAAACTTGTCCCCTATTTCGCCCATCAGCACCTTTGTTTTGTTTTCCAACTGCTCGTTTATGTAATTGATGTCGTTCCTGGCAATCTCAAGAGCCTTGGGCAATTGGAACTGCGTGGCATCGAAAGTGCTAATAGTCTGCTGTAGTGTGTTGGTCTTATCGGTGGCCGCCTGCACAAAATTGATGAGCCCCTCGCTGCCGGTGAACATGTTTTTCAGCCTCATCAGTTCACTGTCACTCGTGCCAAGTTCCCGGAACTTTTTCTGCAATTCGAGCAGCAACACGTCGGCTTGCTTGAACTGGTTGTTCGAATCGAACACCGATATGCCAATTTTCTCGAACGAATCGATTGTCGTTTGTTTTGTGAGGTCGGTAAATAATGACTTGGTAAGGGTTGCCGCCTCGTTTACGTCTTTTACCTTAACGGTGAAGATCGAAAACATTTTGTCGGCCGATGCGAACGACTGCTTCGATGCGGCGGCGGCCCCGGCGAACATGCTCTGTACCTGTGCCAGTTCGTCGAAGGTAGTGACCCCCGTTTGCACCGTGGCGAAGGCTGCTTTGTTGAACTCGTCGAGCTTGTCGGCGCCAAAGCCATAGTTGACCATTGCCTTCGCCGATCCTGCAATCCACTGCTTGAAATCGGCCTGCATCAGCCGCGCAAACTCGCCTTGTTTCGACACAATGGCATCGACTTCGCCGCCAAATTTGACCGTTACCGACTGCACATCGAAGAATGCTTTAGTGGTTTCGGTAGGGTCGAACCCTTTTTCGTACGACGTGTCTTGTATCATTTTTTTGAGGTTTCCCATATCTTTGGTCGGTTTGTCAAGGTTGAGCATCTGCAACTGGCGAAACTGGCCGCTGAACCTAGCCGCCTCGTCGGTTGCTTTTATTATGCCATAGCCAAGTGCGGCAATGCCCGCGCCCGCTGCGACAACGGGGTTGCCTATGAGTTCGAAGGCACGGCCCACGCCAGGTACTTCGTCGCGCAATGCACCAAATGCCTGCACATTCCTTGCACTGAACGCGTCGAGCCTCCCTTGCATCCCCCCGGTTGCCCTCTCCACCTGTTGCCTGGCAGCGTTCAGCCCCGCACCCAGCCTGTTGTTAAGGTCGATCAATAACTGTAACCTTGAAATTCCGTTTGTCATATTGTATTATTAAAATTGTTGTATATTTGTATTTGAAACGTTGGGCGTTTAAAGCGGCAGTTAATGCGTCAGCAACTACTTCGAGATCACAACATCCTTTACAGGACTTCGGGACGCGTTCAACGTTTTTTTTATTTTATCAATAAACCTTGCCTGATTCAGTTATACACTTTGTTTAAATCGAGCATATTGTTTTTATTAAAACCTGTTGTATATTTGTATTGAAAACGCTTGAGAGTTCAATAGCGGAGGTTAATGCGTCAGCAACCATTGCTAAGACCAAGGTGGCGAAAGCCTACAAGGCACTTTCAAACGTTTTTTTTATTTCATCAAAAGTCCAGACCTAACATTCTCTTCCGCATCTTTTATCCAATACCATGTTTTTATCTCTAATCCATCGTTTGTAATTTCAGTATCGATTACAATAATCTCATCATTATAAAGCTTAATATACCTAATTTGCTCCTTTTTGGTTGGGCTATAAGTACGTGAATACAATTCATCCGGATTATTCAATACATCATTTAAATATGCAAACAATTGATGCCTGTTTTCAGCCGTTTTAAGGTACTTTCCTGAAGTATGAGCCTTAAAAACATCCTCCTTCAGTATCAGTTTCCGCTTCAGATAATCCTCATAACCCATCAGCCCTTCACCCGCATTGTTCTTGAACAGTTCCTTTACATTGTCGGGTGTAATGGTATTGTCGAGCTTTAGCGGTGGCAGTTTGTCGCGCAAATCCTTCCAATTCTTTAGGCCATAGTCCTTAAAAGTATAATCGTTGATGTTTTTGCCTTCCGGTATTTTGCCATCGGCCCCCTTCAATGTGCCAAGGTACATCTGGTTCTCGCGGAATACTACGCCAGTCTCGGCCCTGTTGATCCCAAACATTTCCAACTGTTTGGGTGTCGGGAAAGCTATCGGCAGCGCATCTTTGCCTTTCATGAGCTTATCACCTGGCTTGCCGACCGACTGGATGCCCTCGCACCTGCATTTCCAGCCATTTGGTGGCCAAAGGCTTCGGGCAGCAACATCGTCGAACGAAAATATCCGGCCATCCAGTGTGGCATGTTCGTCGCGAACATGGGTGTCGCCGATGGTCTGGTATTCCCAGTGGCCGATATACTTTTTTTCGCCAATAAACTCAAGGTAACGTGCCGAATTCTGCCCCGTTGCCACTGCAAATTGGTATTCGGTGGAGAGGTACGTTTGGTTGAAACTGGTATTTATCTTTTTTGCCGCTTCGATAAAGTCGCGCTCCGTGCGTATCTGGTTTTTCTCCTTGTCGATAAGCAGCCGGTTCAAAAGCAACACCTCGGCACGGCCTTTCGATTCACTGAACCGGAAGAGGTTCATTTCCATCATGGCCAACGATCGGTGGTCGGGCGCGTTCCAGTCAACTTCTATGCGCCTGTTGCCCCAACCTTCAAACAAACCGGACCGCAATTCTTCAGCAATCCGTTTACCTTTTAACATCTGCTTCCTTTCGGCATCCGATATCTTGCCGTTGTACAGGAAGCCGGCCAATTGCTCATCGAATATTGTGAGCTGGTCGAGCAGTGACTTTGACAACCCTGTAGCAACAGGTAATTTTCGTGCCGGGTATTCGGGCAATGTAACGCCACACGCCACAGCCATTGCCCTTATGGATGTGGCTATATTAAAATTTGCCTTTGCCCCTTTCACCGGGTTCGGTAAATTTACCGATGTTTCTTTCCTGCCCGTTACTGGGAAATTGAACGTTTTGGCAACCCACTGCTCATCGATTTCGTAGGTCGCCATAGCTTCGTTTACGATCTTCCAGTGTTCGGTAAGGTTCAACGATTCAGTCTCGTCGAACTGGAATTTCATCTTCGTATTGTCGAAAGGGTACCCCAAACCTTGAAGGATGGGGAATAGGAGGTCGTTCACAACAAACCTGAAAAAACGCTGGTCTGCTACGGATAGTTTTTCGTCCAGTGTCCGTTCGTGGACCTCCGATTGAGCGCGTGAGGCGCCGTTGTCGCTCACCATGGTGCCTCCGACAATCCTTTTGCTGATCTGGTCGTCGTGGAACTTTGCCTGTGAATTGTAAACACCGTCCGGATTGCCCGCATTGGCCATATCGTGAACCTGGATAGTGGTACCCACTGGCAGTACCGCCTGAGCCGCTTCGCCCATCAGCTTGAGCATTGCTTCAATGCGGGGTACTTCGGCCTTGTTCGGGGTTGTGGCAGTAATGAGCGGCATTCCAAATTTTTCACCAAACTCTGCCCATGCCTGCAATGCGTTTTTCTTCCATATGCAATTGGGCATTACATCGTTCAGGATGCCAAATGGCGAATTATGGCTTATCTCGATTACATCGGCCTCAGATTTGAGATCAATGAATTTATCGCCCAATATTTCAGTATATAAGCGATGGAATTGGGGGCAAAGGTTCCTTCGCGGTACAAAAACAATAACCGGGTCATCGATGCCCTTCATGATTTGCAAGTAGGTGTACTTCTTGAAAATTGCATCCAACACATAGTCCAGAAAGTCGAAAAACCACTTTTTATCCAAAAACTGGGACTGCTCCTGGAGTTGTTCCCCGCTTTTTTTATCGACCACGTAAAACCGATGGTTGGTAGTGGTCATCTTGCGCGTGTCTATAACGCTGGCCAGGTGCGCATCGATGGTGTCATCGTACAAGTCCTGCAGCAAATACCATCGGGGGTTTTCCGGGTTTTCGGCCGCCGTCAGGGCATCGCGCCACTCTTTGATCTGTTTTCGGTTACGATCCTTAAATTCAGATACAATTTTAGTGATAATCGCCAGGTCTGATTTCGGGAGGCTTTTCACTTCGCTTGCAGGCCCCTTCCCTTGTTTCCCTTTGCGGCCAAAAAAGTTTTTAAGTTCCATTTAAACTAGTTTTAAAATTTCTTCTTTCCTTGCCGGGGTTATCAGGCCAAACTGTTCGAGCATTGCAACCCCCTGTATGGTTTGCGGGTCTGTAAGGTCGATACCGGAGGCCTTGTCGAACTTGATTTTCCAGATTTCGATGTCGATATTTGTTTTGGCAGCAGTAAAAATCGACCTTAATTCGACCTGCGCAAACCTCCCCAAAAAGTCCAAAGGAGTCAATATCACTCTTTGCAGTTGCTCCGGTTCAGGGGTTTCGATCACGATGGCTGTTTCGGTTTCATAAGTTCCACCGGTACCTGTTTTGATTAACACATTCTTAAACCCCTGCTCTACTGCATAAATAGTTGCATCACCTAATAACCAATCCGGCTGCTGAAAATATTCTATTTGTCCTTCAGTTAATTTTGCTTTCATAAAATATTGTTAATTACTGTTATTTGGCTTTGTGTCAATGCGATATCGAATACTGTTATATTATTTATTTGTCCGCGTAAATATGCTGTACCAGAATAGTCTTGCGCCCCGATCAGAAAACTGACCCCAAACAACAAGGCTTTCGTTGCGCCTGTCGTTGCAGGTGTGCTTATTTCGGTATATATCCCATTCGTGTACGATCTTCTATAAGACCCGTCAAATGTAAATATATAACTAGCAAGGCTTTCTAATTGGTTAACGGCTTTTACGGTTGTTCCTGCCGCGTACCAATCGTTATCTACAGTTGGCAACACAAGGTTATTCCGATTTATTCTCAATACCTGTCCTGAAGGTAAAGCTCCAATGGTGATACAATTACTTAAGCCAAGAATTTTTACTTTTGTTATTAATGTCAAGGCGTTTTTGCGCTGTATTATAGACGAGTCTGCAAAACAGAGGCAGTCATCTACCCCGTCAAAATTTAGCGACGAAGCATCTGAATCGATCGCATATAAAGGTTTATATGCCAATATTGTCTGATAATTGTCCCTATTGTTACCACTTATGTCATATACTTTTTCCACCAGGTTTGACCCGTTCTTTTTGACCGCTATGCCAACATCTGTATAAGCAAGGCAACTGGTTAATACTCTCATCTCTCTTAGTGTTGCAATAACCTTGTTCATCCTCCAGAAGTTTATTATCGAGCCGCCATCGGCCTCTATCCTTAATTTTTGGGCCAATGCAGCAGGGTCGATATAGGTTGCAGTTTTCCTGTACATCATAACAATGCCCCCCAGATTTCGTAAGTTGAGCCTATTGTATTGACCTTCTCAAAGTGTATCATGTACGCTGTATTGATAGACAATGCCGGGACAACGCCCCATCGCCAAAAAATGTTTGCCGGCATTGTAATTGTGGGCAAACTTGCGCCGATACGGAACACAAGGATAGATTCGGAGACATAGCCAGATAATGGTATTGGCAGCGCGACGGCGAAAACATTCGCATTTGTTAAAGTTCCGATATACGTTTCTGTTGCCAATTTGAGGGTGAGCGTACCAGAAGTTGGGGCAGCAATAATTTCGGCGGCATACTTTGTATTGTCGCCAGAAGGGCCCTGCACTCCTTGTACTCCCCGGTCTCCGGTGTTGCCTTTTTCGCCTTGGACACCTTGTACTCCCTGATCCCCAGTGTCGCCTTTGATACCCTTCACTCCTTGTATTCCCTGGTCTCCGGTGTTGCCTTTTTCGCCTTGGACACCTTGTACTCCCTGATCCCCGGTGTCGCCCTTGATACCCTTCACTCCTTGTATTCCCTGGTCTCCGGTGTCACCTTTGATCCCCTGCACTCCTTGTATCCCCTGGTCTCCGGTGTCGCCTTTTTCGCCTTGGATACCTTGTACTCCCTGGTCTCCAGTGTCGCCTTTTTCGCCTTGGATACCTTGTATTCCCTGATCCCCGGTGTCGCCCTTGATCCCCTGCGGTCCGGTTTCTTTTAGCCCAATCAGTATGGGAGCCGTCACGCCTATTTCTATACGATACATGTTTGCCGTCTTATTTTGAATGGTCCGTTCGCTATCGTTACTATGCCATCGGCCTCGTTTTGTACTTCCATTTCCCACAAATGCGATCCGTGTTTGTGCAGTGTGTCGGCTGGGAGTATCGTTATCTTGATCATTTGCCCCGCGAGGGTTATGCCGCCGCCGGTGGTGGTGCTTTTTGCAAACAACAGGTCGCCGGTAGTGGACCGTACCTGCATGCGGACGGTGCGGCCGGCCATGTCGAAGGCTGTTGGCACAAGGATCTCTATTTCGGAATCGTCGCCCTCCATTCGCTCTATTGGCGTTGGGGCCTTTACCATATAAGCTGCCATATAGTCAATTAAGAATTAAAAATTTATGCATTACCATTTATGACCGACCGGGACCCGTCCCCAGATCCGCGCTTCGGTATATCCTGCCCCATCAGGATCGGTTACAAGGGGAAGATCGGCCGGGGTTGTTCCATTGCCGACATCTTTTAGCCAATCGACCGCGTCCTGGTACCGTTGCGCCCGGTGCTCGGGGATATCTTTCATACCGGTCTGGCTGTAGAGGTGGTACAGTGACATGTCGATCGTAATGGTCACTATCCAGGCATCGCGGGTGTCGGCCTGTTCCCCCGGTGCCTCGCCTTCTGCGGGCGGAAGCAACGGTGCAAATATCAATGCGCAGTCGTACCGTTTGCCAATGCGGTTCTTTATCTGTGCAATGGCTGTTTGTTCTGCCCTTATCAGCTTGGCCGACAGGTACCAGTCGGTTGGGGAGGTCAGTATCTTGATGACCTCGCTTTTGATCTGCATTGCGTAATCGGGTTCGGTGATGAATCTCATATAAGGCCCCCCTTCCGTCCCCCCAAGGGGGGGAAACTTGCTGCTAGATTATCCATTATAAATTAGTAATTAGAAATACCTGGTTTTAACCGCCTCGCGGGACATTGTTTTTACTTCGAATTTTTCGATAAATGTTGCTTTGTTCAGTTCCGAGATGGCCGATTGCAGGGCATCGGGTCCATCATCGTTGGCCCCGCTACCTTTCTCGAAGGCGAGCAACTGGTCTATCAGGTTCACCTGACCCTGATAGCTTTTCTCGTCCTCGTTGAACCACACGTTCAGCCGCTCAAAATGCCCGGCCATGCTCTCGATCCTGTCGTACTTGTTCCCTTTCGGCTGTTTATCGGCCACAACGGGCACATAGTAGCCGCGCCTGTCGCCTTCGGTGTCGAAATCGTTCACAAATTCATCCTGTGCAAACAGCCCTTCGATCAGGTAATTAATGTTGTGTTTTTCGAGATTGCGCGTTTGGTACAGGTCGTAAAGCCAACAGGCACAGATTGACCTGGATGTCTGCTTCACGAAAGAGTGAACAACATGGAACTCGCGCCCTGCTTTGCCAACCAAAAGAAGTGCCTTGTAGTCGCCTTTGTCTTTATAGCTCAGGTCGCCGTACATGATAAGGGCATCGTATTTCGATAAGGGGAGCGGCTTTTTGTGCTGTACCCATTCCGGGTCAAATATCGCACCATCGACCAGTGGCGTACACATGTATTCGCGCATCCACGACCGGTAAGGGGTTGCAGCCCTTTTTGTGCGCCAGTATTCGGAGGTGTATTTCTCGGGCCACGATGGGTTGAAGTTATCGTCCAGTACTGCCGGTATCTTATAATAGTAATAGGGTTTTGAAAGGTTGCACTGTTTGGCCTCCTTGTTGGCAACTACCGATTGCTCGACAAGCTTTGCCATCAGCGAGTTTTTATGGATCAGGTTATTGTTGAAAAGGAACCTCTCCTTTCCCTTGTCGAAGCAGCCCCATAACGTACCGGTGATGTAATCGACACCCTCACGGATCAGCCGGTCGTTGTTACACCTTTTCAGGTTGTCTATATCGTCACAAACGATATAGTCGGGGCGGTGCTCCCCATGCCGCAACCCGCGCGGGTCCTGCCCGAAGCCAAGCGCGTGGTAGTGCACACCATCAC